AGAAGTGGCACGACAATTAAAGAGGGTGTTGTATCTTCCTGCTGTGATATGTGGAATAACAGAAAATCGCAGTTCTGCCCGAATTGCGGAGCAAGAATGGACGGTGTTGCTAATGGCTGACCCAATGACCATGTCACGCCTGAAAGCCTACCGCAGGAACGCCTCAGCCATTGAGGGCATCAAGGCAGAGCTTTCAGGCAAGTACGTTGCCGACAGTATCAGCGTATGCACTCCGCCGTCTTACACACCACACAGCACACGCATAGACGGTTTCTTGCCAAGCGGTGATACACTTTCGCTGCTGTGTGAGCAGGCACGGCTTGAGCGTGAGCAGAGGGCTGTTGAGGAGTTTATCAAGGGGATAGAGGACTATCAGACACGGCGAATGTTCGTGCTGAAATTCATCAAGGGTAAGACGTACTTGCAGATAGCTATGCAGGAGAGCGGTGGGAGAATGTCGGAGAGCGGAGTGCGAATGAAAATCCAAAGATATTTGCAAGAAAAGTGATATTTGTGCGTTTTGTGCGTTTTACCTGTGTTATAATTTAAACTGAGGAAAGTGTAGATGTACCTCAGACTTGTACTTTCATTGAAGTCACCTCCAATTTTCTAAGCCCCGTAAGGGGCTATGCAGAACGTGAGTGCATGAGCTTGCGGTCTGCCCATACGGTCAGTTGGTTTCCCGGAAAAGCTAACACATAATATTTGAACCGCCGCCAAGCCGTGAACTATATTCTAGAGCTTCGGGCGGTGTATGCAGGTTGAGAGCGAGCCACCGCTCAGATCTGCTCCACCATTTACAAAACTCCTTATAATATTTTCACAAGGGCGGCTGCATTTTGCGGTCGCTTTTGCGTTGAGAAGGTGACCTTATGCCAATACCAAGACCAGACCGAAGCGGTTCACACCAACAGCAGTTCCGCATCAACAAGAAGAAGATATACGCTACACAAACAGTCTGCGGTATCTGTGGGAAACCTGTTGATTTTTCACTAAAGTATCCTCACCCTCTGTCGGCTTGCATAGATCACATCATACCCATTGCAAAAGGCGGTCACCCTTCAGCCCTTGAAAACCTACAGCTTGCTCATTGGTGTTGCAATCGTCAGAAATCTGATAAATTGGTAGAAAAACAGGTGTTTGACCAAAAGGTAGAAGCCGTATCCAACCGTGTTTTACCGCAAACTTTTGATTGGAAGTCGATTTAAGCACGAATTTCCACGAAATTTCCAATTTTTTTGAGCATATGGGGGCATACCACCCCCTTTGAGGGGCAATTTCACGTTCACCGCCGCACTGCTTATATTTCTCGCAGGATTGAAATAACTGGAAAGGATATACAAGATGAGCGAATACAAAGGCATGGCATATTTGAAAAAGAAGCTTTCATCAAAGGCTTCGAGGGTCAATGTGCGCTATGACTACTATCACATGAAGAACGGCCTTACTGACATGGGCAAAATGATACCACCAAGCTATAACTGGATGCGTCCTGTGCTAGGCTGGTGTGCAAAGGCTGTTGATACCCTTGCGGACAGAATAGTATTTGACAGCTTTGAGGACAACACTTTCTACGTCAACGAGATATTTGACAACAATAATCGTGACGTGTTCTTTGATTCTGCTATTCTCTCAGCGTTGGTGTCCTCCTGCTGCTTTGTGTATATTTCGGCTGATGAAACAGGCTATCCACGCTTGCAAGTCATTGACGGCAGTAATGCTACTGGCATTATCGACCCTATCACGAATATGCTCCGTGAGGGCTATGCAGTGCTTGACAGGGATAGCAATTTCAACCCCACTATCGAAGCCTACTTCACAGCCGAACAGACAGAGATATATCGCAGAGGCTATGATGTTGAGATCTATGACAATCCTGCACCTTACCCTCTGCTTGTGCCTATCATATACCGCCCTGACGCCGTTCGTCCCTTCGGTCACAGCAGGATATCAAGGGCGTGCATGGAGCTTGTGCAGGAGGCTATGAGAACGCTCAGGCGGTCGGAAGTATCAGCCGAGTTTTACAGCTTCCCACAAAAATATATACTTGGTCTTTCAGATGATGCCGAGAAAATGGACAAATGGGGTGCAACAATGTCCTCACTGCTGACTATCACCAAAGATGATGACGGCGGCAATCCTACTGTCGGACAGTTTCAGCAGCAGTCCATGTCGCCATACTCTGAGCAACTTAAATCTATAGCTTCGTTGTTCGCCGGAGAAACAGGGCTGACCCTTGACGACTTGGGTTTCGCAACATCCAACCCTGCCAGCTGTGAAGCGATCAGAGCGGCACACGAAAATCTCAGGCTTACCGCACGCAAGGCGCAGAGAACGTTTGGAAGTGGTTTTCTAAACGTGGCGTATCTGGCCGCCTGCGTTCGTGATAACACGGCCTATATGCGCTATGCTTTCAGTGACATCAAACCGCAGTGGCTTCCCATTTTTGAACCTGATTCTGCGGCACTCTCGGGTGTGGGCGACGCTATCTTGAAGATAAATCAGGCTGTTCCTGACTATCTAGGCGCAAAGGGTATCCGTCAGCTCACAGGCATAGAGGGCGAAAACAATGGCTGATATCGGTGCAGAACTGCTTGAAAAAATTCGTGCCGAGTTTCAAAAATCGTGCAAGGCTGATAAATACATTCAATCGGTTTTGAAGAAAATAGAGGGCGGCACTGCGAAAATGGAAGAAGTCGCCCTGCTTTCAAAACAGTTAGGCTTGCGTGCTTCACAGGCTATCGGTACATATGTGAGTGCAAGTGCTTTGCCTGACGGCAAAATGTACTACAACATTGCCGATACCATACTCACGGGCGTGCTCAAGGACAACTACGATGTTATAAACTCCGCTGCCGCAGAATGCCAAAAAGCACTTGACAGCCAAGCAGGCATAAACATCACGCCTCAGCAGGCTGCCTTCCCTACCGAGCGTGTGCAGGCGGTTGCCAATGCAGCGTCTGTGCCTGATATCGCAGAAGAAGTTATGATACGGCGAATGACAGCTCCGGCACAGAACATAACGGAGAGTTTTTACAACGATTATGTACAAACAAACGTCAAGTTTCGTTCTGATGCAGGACTGGACTGCTACATCATTCGCAACGATCATGGTGGCTGCTGTAAGTGGTGTTCAAAGCTTGCCGGCAAATATCACTATCCCGAAGATGTTCCGAAAGACGTTTACCGCAGGCATGATAACTGCGGCTGTACTGTTACATACCTCAACGGCAGAAAGGCACAAAACGTGTGGAGCAAGACCAAGTGGAACGTTTCTGACGATGAACTTGAACGTATGAAAAAGGCTGGGGTCAGAGAGCCTGTCAGACTTGTTGACAAGTCGGGCAAAAGTGGTATAATGAAGAGAGTAGAAGAAACAAATAATTATGATGAACTTGAAAAATATTTGAGCAGCAAATACAACATTACAACCGACGACAGCGTAAAGCAGCTTGACTTTAAAACTGTTCGTGAAACTTTAAAAGGTATCGAAAGTGTATTTGATGATTTTCCAGAACTTAGTGATAATATAAAGAAAATAGGTACTGGTAAACATGGAGTTATGTGCTGCTCAGGCGAAGAGATCAAGTTTAATCCGAAATACTATAAAGACGTATCCGAATTTAAAAAGATGTGTGAAAATTCTTCTGCAAAAGGTTGGTGGCCGCCAAACAGTTCACCTGCGTCGATCGGCGTTCATGAAACAGGTCATGCAGTTGAATGGCTATTGCTTTCAAAAAGTAATTTTGATGATCCGTGGCAAAAAATATATGCTTGGAATCGTGGAGATATGTCAGGCGGTATAGTATCTAAAGCCGTTAAGAACATCAAAAAGACATCGTACGGAAAAGGCAAAAAGCAGTCCGAATTGATGAGCGCAGTTTCGAGATATGGAGCAACTAAAAAGCAAGAATGCTTTGCGGAGGCATTTGCTGACTGTTTTTCTAATGGTGAATCGGCAAATCCACTTTCGCAAGAAATAGTTAAGCTAGCTAAAGAAAAATATATTAGTTTAAAAGGAACGTGATAATATGAGAGAGATGCCAATATGGTTGGACTATGCGGAATTTGATGATGACGGATTATGCGGCATATCCCCAAATGCACCGGACGAAGTAAAGAAAGCTTACGAAGATTATTTAGCTGAAGAAGAAGAGGCTAAATCAGAAGGCATAAAAATTTAATAATTTTAACCGCTCCGCTACGGCGAGGCGGTATTTTTATACCCAAAATCAGAAAGGACGGATATTATGGCACTTGACCGAGATACAATATGGCAGCTGCGGAGAGCTAAGAGTGATATTGAGAACATCAGAACTGACATTCAGAAGATAAAGGATAATGCTGATTATGTTGCGGCACTGATACGCTGTGAAAGGTCATTGAGTATAGTTTTATCCAATGCTGAAAAGGTCAAATCGACAAAGTAAATATCAAACCAAGCACCTTAACGGGTGCTTTTTTAGTACCCTAAAAAAAGGAGGTAATTCCCTATTGAGGATAAGAGAGTCGGCAGGCAGACCCCCACCATATCGGTAGTGTTGCCATATGAGCAGACCAAAGGCGATGAGGCTATCGCAATGTACAACAAATCGGGGCGCACTGCACAGGAATGGCAGGAGTTAATGCTTTATGACATCATGGCGGTGGACGATGAGGGATTGTGGAAGCACATGAAGTTCGGCTGGTCGATACCAAGACGTAACGGCAAGTCGGAACTGCTTATAATGCGTGCAATCTATGGTTTGCAAAACGGCGAGCGTGTTCTTTACACCGCCCACCGAACTACAACGTCACACTCAGCATGGGAGAAGATCATCGACCTTATCACAAAAATGGGTTTCCTTGAGAAAGAGGACTTCAAGACTACAAAACAGTTTGGTCTTGAGCGTATCGAGTGGCTCAAAGATAATGACGGAGGTCTTATTAATTTCCGCACACGTTCATCAAAAGGCGGACTTGGTGAGGGATATGACCTGCTCATTATTGACGAAGCACAGGAATACACCACCGACCAAGAAACAGCCCTAAAATATATCGTTACAGACAGCCGAAATCCTCAAACGTTGATGTGTGGAACACCTCCAACAATGGTGTCTGCCGGTACAGTTTTCACAAAATACCGACAAAAGACAATATCGGGAAAAGGCGGTGACGACGGCTGGGCTGAATGGTCCGTGCCAAAGCTTACAAACGCACATGACCCTGAGCTGTGGTATGCCACTAACCCGTCTTTAGGTACTATCCTCACGGAACGTAAGATACGCTCGGAGCTTGGCGACCCGAAAGACGACCAGGTTGATGATAATATCCAGCGTTTAGGTTTGTGGCTGACCTACAACCAAAAGTCGGCTATAAGCAAAGGTGAGTGGCAGGCACTTTGTATCACTGGCAAGCCCAATATCAGCAGAGAACTGTTTTTCGGTATCAAGTACGCAAAGGTCACGGATAATGTTTCCCTTGCTGTTGCCGCAAAGACAGCGGACGGCAAGATATTTGTCGAGGCTATCGACTGCCGCCCTGTAAGGGAGGGAAACGGCTGGATAATCGCATATCTGCGCAATCCGCATATGCGTGAAACTGTCATTGACGGAGCAAACGGACAGTCTTTGCTTGCGGCAGATATGAAGAATGCAGGTATCAAGCGCAAGCCTATCCTGCCGAAAGTCGCTGATGTGATCACTTCGTCATCAGGCTTTGAGCGAGGGGTATTCGCACAGAATATTTGTCATGCTGACCAACCTTCCCTTGAGCAGGTCATTGCCAACTGTGAACACAGAGCTATAAGCTCAGGCGGTGGTTTTGGCTATACCTCAATTCTTGAGGGTGCTGACATATCACTGCTTGAGGCGGTGGTGCTTGCTCACTGGGCGTGTGCAAATTCATCGGACAAGAAGAAAGTACAGAAAATAAGCTGGTAACAGTTTATTATATATCACCTACACCGCAGGGTAAAGCGGGGAAAGGAAACACTATGGCAGAATTTGAAGCTATAACAACACAGGAAGCCTTCGACAATGCGATAAAGGCAAGGCTCGACCGCAACACGGATACAGTCAAGAAACAGTTTGAGGGTTATATTTCCCCTGACGACTTCAAGACAAAGACAGCCGACCTTAACGGCAAGATCACCGACCTTACAGGCAAGCTTGCGGAAAAGGATACAGCTATCGCAGACCTCACGGCTAAGAACAAGGCATACGAGACCAGCTCGGTAAAAATGAGAATTGCCCACGAAAACGGTATTCCTTATGAGCTTGCGAACAAGCTTTCAGGAGACACAGAAGAAGCTATCAAGAAGGACGCTGAAACATTTGCAAAGTTTATCGGCAAAAAGCAGACAGCTCCTCTTGGTCACACAGAACACAATCACGCAGACGGCAAGAATGCGGCATATAAGTCGCTGCTCGCAGGTCTTATAAAGTAAAGAAAGGAAGTAATTTTATGGCAGACGTAATTTCAAAGGGTACACTTTTCGACCCGGTACTCGTTAAGGAGCTTTTCGACAAGGTAAAGGGCAAGTCATCCCTTGCCGCACTTTGCGCTCAGACACCTATCCCCTTCAACGGTCAGAAGGAGTTCATCTTCACTATGGACGATGAGGTAGACCTTGTGGCTGAGAACGGCAAAAAGACAAGAGGTAGCGCTGCCCTTGAACCTGTGAAGATAATCCCTCTCAAGGTAGAATACGGCGCAAGAATTTCAGACGAGTTTCTTTACGCCAGCGATGAGGAGCAGATCAATATCCTCAGAAACTTCTCAGACGGCTTTGCGAAGAAGGTCGCAAGAGGTCTTGACATCATGGCTTTTCACGGAGTTAACCCGAGAGCAAAGACAGCTTCGGCGCTTATCGGCACGAACCATTTTGACAACGGCGTAACTGTGATAAAGCAGGACAGCACGTCACCAAAGACTCCTGACGCTCTTATCGAGGAGGCTATCGCTGTAGTGCAGGACAACGAATATGATATCTCAGGTCTTACAATGGCGCCGTCATTCAGATCTGACCTTGCAAAAATGGTGGACACAAGCGGCAGAAAGATCTATCCTGACCTTGCTTGGGGCAATGCACCGACTTCTATGAACGGCATTCAGACAGTTACTAACAACACTGTTTCGTTCAATTCAAGCAAAGACCTTGCCATTGTGGGCGACTTTGCAACGGCGTTCAAGTGGGGCTACTCAAAGAAAATTCCGCTAAAAGTCATCGAGTATGGTGACCCTGACAACAGCGGACAGGATCTCCAGGGCTACAATCAGGTATACATCAGAGCGGAGACATATCTCGGTTGGGGCATTCTTGACAAGTCTGCATTCGCCGTCATTCAGTCAGCTGCTAAGTAAGGGGGCGGCATAAATGGCGGCAGAGTACGCAACTATCGAGGACGTTATAAGGCTCGGTCGAAAGCTCACGACTGAGGAGCAGGAAAAGGCGGCAGCTCTGCTGCCTGTCGCCTGCGCAAAGCTTTCGACTGCCTGCAAGAAGTATGGCAAAGATCTTGACATTATGATAGCTGATGAACCTGACGTTGAACTTGTGGCAAAAGATATCATAGTTCGTGCCACGCTGAGAGCTGTAGACACCATTGCGGACAGCTCTCCTGCGACTTCGCAGGCTTCACAATCGGCTATGGGCTACTCAGTATCAATGACATATCTCAACGCAGGACAGCAGCTGTATTTCCTCAGAAACGAGCTGAAAGAACTGGGCGTTATGCGGCAGAGATACGGAGCTATGGAGGTATATGACGTATGAGACTAAGCATCAAAGGCATACCTGTTAAGCTTTCTGCAAAAGTGCAGAAAGGTATTGACGGGTTCAACAGACCGATATACGAAACTTCGCAGGAGGTTGTCGAAAACGTGCTTGTGGGCGAGCCTTCCGCAGAGGACGTTGTGAACGAGATCAACCTGTCAGGCAAACGCATAGCTTACACTCTTGCAATACCAAAGGGAGATACACACGTTTGGGAAGACACAGAGGTTGAGTTCTTCGGCAGAAAATTCCGCACCATAGGTCTTCCGACAGAGGGCATTGAAGAAAATTTGCCGCTCAGTTGGAACAAAAAGGTAAAGGTGGAGCGCTATGAGTAAAGTTAAGATAGAGCTTGACCACAACGCAGTTGCGGCTTTTCTCTGCTCTGCATCTGTTGAAAGCATGGTCAAGGGATATGCTGACAGAGCCGTTCAACGTCTTGGCGCAGGGCATAAAGCGTATACTATCACATGGACAAGATATCCGAAAATGCGCCGTAAGGTCGCTATCGTCAAGGCTAAGACAAAGAAGGCTCAGCGTGCTAATCTTAGAGATAACACACTTTTAAAGGCGGTGCTTGGCAAGTGATAGAGAAGATGATTCTTGACTGGCTGGGGGCAAAGCTTGACGTTTCAGTTTATCTTGAAGAACCTAAAAACCCACCAAAAGAGTATGTGCTAATCGACAAGCTAGGCTCGGCAGAGAATGACCTTATCACCTCTGCCACCGTAGCCGTTCAGAGCTACTCAACGAGCCTATACGGGGCAGCAGAACTTAACACAAAAGTTAAAAAGGCTATGTCTGAAAGCGTGTCACAGGGCGATATATGCCGTTGTGCGTGCACGTCAGACTACAACTACACGGACACGGAAACGAAGAGATATCGCTATCAGGCGGTATTCGATATAACCTACTACGAGGAGTGATAATACTATGGCAAACAACAAAGATAACGTATCAACAGGCAAGCCAAAGGTAGGCGGAGCGGTTTTCACAGCGGTCACAGGATCTACACTGCCAACAGATGCAACAACAGCACTTGACGCAGCGTTCAAAAGTTTGGGCTACTGTTCAGAGGACGGTGTAACAAACAGTTCTGGCATTTCTACTGAAAATATCAAAGCCTGGGGCGGAGATATCGTTGACACACCGCAGACAGAAAAGACGGACACTTTCAAGGTAAAGCTGATAGAGTGTACCAATGTAGATGTGCTGAAAACTGTCTACAATGACAGCAATGTTTCGGGCGACCTTGACACTGGCCTGACTATCAAGGTAAACAGTGCCGAGCATGAAGATCAGGCGTTCGTATTTGATATGATACTGAAAAACAACGTACTGAAAAGAGTGGTCGTTCCGTTTGGCAAGGTGACGGAGATATCAGACATCACCTATAAGGACAACGAGGCTATCGGCTATGAGCTGACTATCACAGCCACACCTGATGAGAACGGCAATACACACTATGAGTACATGAAAAAGGGGGAATAACCTATGCTGACAGGTAAGACAGAAAGCGGTTTTGAATTTGAAATAGAGGAGAAGACCCTTGACGACTATGAGTTTATCGAAGCTGTCGGTAAGTGTGAACAGGGCGACCCCCTTGCATATGTCAAGGTAGTTGACGCCGCTCTGGGAAGCAAGAAAGAAAAAGCTTTTGAGAAGATAAGAGAAAAGTGCGGCTATGTATCGGCTAAAGAGATAACAAAGCTTATCGTGGAGATCTTCCAGACACCTAAGACAAAAAACTCCTAGTCCTTGCCGCTGTCATGGAGCGCTATCCTGATGAGCTTGATTGCGATATGGCGCAGTATTATCACATATACGACTTTAAGTCGCTGCCTGCACGAAAGGTGGCGACTTTTCTGTGTGGTCTTGACAGTTCATCACGGGTCAAACGTAAGCTTAATGATGTTGGCGGTTCGTTTTCTGAAATACTGCTTGCGCTGATATTTGACCGCCTGCAATGGATATGCTGGTCGCAGACAAAGGACGGACAAAGAGGCGTGAACAGACCGCAGTCCATAGCTGAAAAGCTTATAGGCAAAAACGAGAGCGACAGCGAGATAACAGCGTTCCAAAGCGGTGAGGATTATGAGAAAGCGAGAAGAAAAATCTTAGGAAAGGAGGGCTAACATGGCAGAAGAAAACGGCACACAGCTGGGCAAAGCATATGTGCAGATAGTTCCGTCTATGCAAGGGCTTGCGTCAGAGCTGAGAAGAGCGTTCGGGGATAGTATGCCCGATGGTCACAAGTTTGGAAGCTCTCTTGGCGGCAAGGTCGTTTCAGGTTTTGGAAGCACTATCAAAAAGGGCTTTGCACTTGCCGCAAAAGCTGGTATAGCAACTATATCGGCAGCAAGCGCAGGCATAGGCGCTATAGTCAAAAGTTCTGCGAGCGCATATGCGGACTATGAGCAGAACATAGGCGGTATAGAAACGCTGTTCAAGGATAACGCCGATACTATCGTAAAGTACGCCAGTGAGGCATACAAGACCGCAGGAATATCGGCTAATGACTATATGCAGAATGTCACAAGTTTTTCTGCTTCACTTCTGCAAGGCTTGGGCGGTGATACTGCACAGGCGGCTGAGATAGCCAATGAAGCAATGGTGGATATGTCGGACAACGCCAACAAAATGGGTACTGACATATCAGCTATTCAAAACGCATATCAGGGCTTTGCAAAGCAGAATTATACCATGCTTGATAACTTAAAGCTCGGCTATGGCGGTACACAGGCGGAAATGGCAAGGCTCATCAACGATTCGGGTGTGCTTGGAGATTCGATAAAGGTCGATGAAAAAACCGTCAACAGCGTATCATTCGACAAAATGATAGAAGCTATCCACAAGGTGCAAACCGACCTTGACATCACCGGTACAACTTCCAAAGAAGCGGCAACAACAGTTTCCGGTTCTCTTGGCTCTGTGAAAGCAGCGTGGGCGAACCTTATGGCAGGAATGAGCGATAAAAACGCTGACCTGAAAAATCTTATCAAGGAAATGGTAAGCACAGTAAAGACCTTTGCAAAGAACATTCTGCCTGTCATAAAGCAGGCTCTTTCAGGGGTCACAACTCTCATAAGCGAGCTTGCACCTGATATAGCGGCTGAACTTCCGCAGCTTGTGAGCGACCTGCTTCCGCAGCTTATAGAAGCAGGAACACAGATATTTCAGGCTCTCGTAAAAGGCATTTCTGATAACATCGGCACGATAACGCAGGCGGCCATAACAGCCATTACAACTATCGCAACAGCTCTTATACAGAACACAGGTCCTCTTGTGCAGTCATTGGCAACGATCATAACCACTATAGCACAGGCTTTGCCAACTATATTGCCCGACCTTACAGAAGCGATAAAGCAGCAAATGCCATTGATATTGCAGGCTATACTTGACAGCTTACCTGCGATAATCGAATGTGCTACACAGATAATCGTAACAATAGCAGAAACATTAGCCAACAATATTAATCTTATTGTTGACGGCGCTGTCAAAATCATTGATACATTAGCAATGTCACTTTCTGATAGTGATACAGCTAAAAAGCTTACAGAAGCAGCATTTAAAATAGTATTTACCCTAACCAAAGAGATAGTAAAAAATCTTCCTGATATTCTTGCCAGCGGCATACTTATAGCTGTTGAAATTGTCAAGGGCATTGCACAAGGTATGGTGGACTACTTCGCACCTGTTTCAGACGCTTTGTCTGATATGCTTATCGACCTTACAGACTGGTTTTCACGCAAGTGGAACGATTTCAAGGAGTGGGGTTCAGATATGATACAGGCGTTTATAGACGGCATAAAGGAGAAATGGCAGAGCCTTAAAGACACTGTATGTGACGTAGCTTCAAGCGTTAAGGACTTTCTTGGCTTTTCTGAACCTGACAAGGGTCCTCTTTCAAATTTCCACACTTTTGCACCTGATATGATGGATTTGTTTGCAAAGGGCATAGCAGACAATGAGGACACTATCACAATGCAGTTCAACAGGTCACTGCAACCGCTTATGGATACGGATATCATACCGCCAAGCTTTTCAGCACTCCCCGAAAAGGGTGTGAATAATAGCGGTAACGATACCATGAACAAGATCATCGCCCTCCTAGAAACCTACTTCCCACAGCTTGCACAGCAAGGAAACATTTATCTTGACGGCGATAAGCTCACTTCAAAGGTGGACGGAAAACTAGGTGAGAGGGTCACAAGCAACGAAAGGAGGCTTGCAAGTGTCTAGTGAATATATAGAATTTGGTGGCAAGAAGTCCACCGATTTCTATTTGGTTATCCAAAAGGACGGCGTTCAGATATCTCAGCCGGAGGAAAACAGGATAGAAGCCACTTTACCGTTTATGAACGGCTTTTATGACTTCTCGAAAATGGCAGGTGAAAGGACGTACAAACAGCGTGATATCACGATAAAATTCAGCCTTTCTGCAAAAGATGAAAATGAACTTTACCGCCGCAAGTGTGATGTTGTCCGCTGGCTCAGCGGAGCAAAGGACGACTTGAGGATAAGCTTTCTGACAGACTATCACTTTGTGGGAGCGACAGCTGTGTTTGATACCTCTGCATTTGAGTTCACTTCACGGCGCACCGCTGATCTGACAGTGAACTTCAAGACGTATCCTTTTCTACGTTCCGACGATTACTCAGATATTGGTTTTGACGACTTCAACTTTGAGACCGATTATCTGAATTTGACGGATATATCGCTGACAGCGGTCAAGCAGACACGATACGCACCTCCTGCGACCCTGAAAGTCTATTCATATGCTGATAGACCCATACGCCCACGCCTTTCTTATAAGCGCTCAGAGGATGATGCAAAGAGTGTGGGCTTCGCCTATTTTGCGCTCAACGACAAAGAGATAGGTGCAAGTGTATACCGCAACACGGAGAAAGAATTCGACCTTGACGAGCTGACTTTACAGCCTGGTGTGAATACTCTTGCGGCTTATGGTTTCGGTACACTCACGCTCAAACTTTATGAGGAGGCACTCTGATGTTCATAGTAACGATAACAAACGGAGCTGAAAACACTATCATACACAGCGACGGCACAGACCGCATATCAGGCGGCAAGGTTGCAAAGTCTATCAACGCTGTGGATAGTTTCAGTTTTACCATATATCCGAACAATGCAGGGTATGACCTCTTGAAACCGCTGACAACGGCTGTCAAGGTCTATGATGAAAGCACTGACAAGGATATTTTTATAGGCAGGGTCTTGAAGTGCCCTGATAGCATGGACGAGAGAGGTCTGATATGCCGCAAAGTCACCTGCGAGGGACGTTTAGGCTGGCTATATGACAGCGTTCAGCCATATATTGAATACAAAATGGTAGGTATATCAACAGTGCTTTCTTCGTTCCTCTCCAAACACAATGCACAGGTGGGTGCAGATAAGCGTATAGAGCTGGGACAGGTCACTGTTACGGCAAGCAACAATTACACATATACTGCAAATTGGGACAAGACAATGGACGTCATTGCCGACAAGCTTATAGGAAAATTCGGTGGTGAGATACAGCTTCGTGATAAAGACGGAAAGGTGTATATAGACTATCTGGAACATATCGGACACGGCACAGACACCACCATAGAGCTTGCGGTCAACCTTAAAACCATATCACGAGAAGTCGATGAAACGGCGGTCATAACACGTCTTTACCCTCTCGGCGCAAAGCTTACAGACAGCGAAAAGCGGTTGACCATCGGCACTGTGAATGGCGGCAAGGACTACATAGAAGACAGTTCTTTGGTCGCAAAGTACGGCATTATAAGCGGTACGCAGATATGGGACGATGTGACACTTGCAAGCAATCTTCTTAGCAAGGGTAAGGAGTATCTTAAATCTGTTAATCGTGCGAAAGTGCAGTATCAAATAACAGCACTCGACCTCTCGAGAATAGACAAGCACATTGAGCAGTTTGAACTCGGCTGTTGGTACAGAGTAAAAAATAGCCTTATGGGCATAGACGAGGATTTGCGCATTGTGGGCATATCCATAGACCTTGACAATCCGCAGGCTTCACAGTTGACCTTCGGCGACCGATTTGAAACCCTTTCGGGCTTTATGACAGCGAAAACACAAAGCCTGCAATCTGCTATAGATAACTCAGAGTTTAGGAACAGAAAGGTCATAGACAGCAAGATAGAAAATGCCACAAAACTGATTACAGGTGCAGAGGGCGGTCACGTTATACTCGACCCGTCTGAGAAGCCTCAGCGCATTCTGATCATGGACACGGCTGATATAAACACCTGTAAATCCTGCATTCAGCTGAATTATAAAGGTTTAGGATTTTGGACGCCTGAATTGGCAAAAAAGGCTGGGCAAGCCGACGGTGGTTCTGCAAAAGACGGACCATATACGAATGCGTGGACTATCGACGGAAATTTGGTGGCTAGTTTTATAACCGCCCTGACCCTGACAGGTTTGAAGATAAATAACGGCTCAGGCACCTTTTCGGTATCTGAGGACGGAACAGTTGTTGCCAATAGACTGTCGTCAAAATCAGCAGATATAACAGGTGGAACTATCAATCTACAGACATCTAGTGAAACTACCAGTGCCATTCAGCTGTCACATAACGAATGGACAGTTAGAATTAGTCCATTGGAAATACGCATTGACAACGCAAGCATAAGTGGTCACGTTGTCATACAGGCAGGTGCGGTATTCGGATATAATGGCGAAAGACAGACGTTTACGCTAAGTACGGAAGACGGAAGTTTAACTCTTTGTGATGAGAACAGCAAGCCTGCTATATTTTGTCTTGGAAAAACAGGCGAAATTTACTGCAAGAGCATCTCGACAGAAAATCACACACTGAATTAAAAAAGGGGGCAAATTTATGGCAAACATAGACCTTACATCTTTTATCGAAACTGTCCGAAACGCATTTTACGGCCGTGACGTTCGTCAGGCGCTGGTTGACGCACTGACGGCAACAGAACAGGCAGTAAATGACCTAAACCAGAATAAAATAAAAAGCGGCACGATTGAATACACACTGAAAAAGGCAGCTTCAAGCGTGCAAATACCGCTGAATTTGGATTTTACGCCAAAGCAGATATGCGTGTCACTGAGGGATATCGGCACGCCTAGTCCATTTCAGAACTATTGCACCCATGTGCAGGTATACAGGGGCGCATATTTCGCAGTAATCTGCATGGGTCCTAGCAATGGCGCAGTGACTGTCAACGTGCCTGCAGGAACGTATAGCATTGACTACATAGCAATCGTATAAAGGGGGGCGCAGAAATGGTAATCAGATTGGACGAAAATTACAACGCAATGACATCAACAGCCCTACTGGGCTACGTCGGTGAAACGAATGCTAGACCCGTGTCGGTCGAAGGGCTGACAGTAGACGGTGCAGACCGCTATGTGTTAACGATAGACTACGGCGACGGCGTGACATATGAGGTCGATATCACAGGCGGACAGTGGACGCCTACGGCTGATATACTGCGGTCAGCGCAGACAGTCAGCTGTCAAATATGTGCAAAAAAACTGTCAGGTGATGAGTACATTCTGCTGAAAAAATCACGAATTTTCCGCCTGCGTATCGGTGCGGCTATCGGTGATACAGCTATCCCGTCACCAAGTGTGGCAGCTGACGCACTAGACCGCATAGACGCCATAGGCAGGCAGACACACGCAGATATGCAGACAGCCGTCACCGCTGCAGAAACAGCGACAACAGCGGCTGAAAACGCTGAGAAATCAGCTACCACCGCAGGAGTATCAGCCGACACGGCAGAACAGGCGGCAAGCCGTGCTGAAACCGCAAAGACA